TGAAGATGACTATAGGTAACATTCTTAGCAACTACCTGACCAGCAAGACCATAAGTTTCATGAGCACAGGTTATTCCATTGACTACGTGACGATAGCGACCACATTTTGCACTATAGGCACTAGTTAGATCTGTATCGCTCTCACCAAAAACTGAGAAGATATCAAGTTGGCCATCTGCATAGTGCTCTAAAGCAGCGCTAAATACTACAGCACTACCAAGTGCAGCCGACCAACCCAGTTACCAATACGAGTAGTAAGATAAGCATCAGATGAAAGTACTTTGCTGGCTAGTCCGTCACCAGCTACTACAGAAGCAATCATGTCGACGTTAGAAGTTGAGAGAACTAGACAGGTAATCCACCTTATTCCATCAGAATAGAGTAGTACCCCCTCATTTGCCGCATCAAGGACGATGTTAGTATATCCTTCACTATCATGCTTATCATGAATAGTGATTGTGTTAGCTCCAGAGGCAAGACGAGCGAAGATAGAATAGAACCTACCTTTTGCTTCTGCAACTGGAGGTAGAGTGACAGTAATTGCTGAAGAAGCACTCGGTCGCACTACGTAATCGGAAGTGGTCATTTGAATACTGACCACAGGATCGATAAACTTGTCAACTACTTCTTTATCATGCTGAGCACCACGATCTTCAAGAGCCATATCTTATTACCTCCTAAGAATTGAGTTCATCTCTGAGATTTCCTTCTCAAGAGCTGAAGTATTAGATTTATGTGATTGAGACTGCCTATGTCCACTTTTTATATTGTGAAGACGAGGAGGCTTATCTTTCTCTTCTATATCTTCTTTCCTAATTGCCTGTTTATGAAGTTCGAGTCTTCTTCTTGCCTCAGGTGCTACGAGATTTATAAGCTCATTGTATTTCTTGTCAGGATTATTAGCTGCTATTTCTTCAAAGACTGCAGCTACTACACGCTTGAAGGGAGTGAGATCAGAATTCTCTTTATAGAAATCATCACTTGCCTCTTTCAATGAAGTTAATAAAGTTAAGTTATATTTAACTATATTAGGTATAGAGCTAAGGACATCTTCTGTTGCGATGCGCTTAGAATCATTTACTCCCTTCGAATAGACAGAGTTAAGAAGCTTGTTAAAAGCTTCTTTGTCTCTAATAACATCATCCAGATCAAGCTCACCAATAAAGTCTTGTTCTTCTAGTTTGAGAGGGCTTACCTTATTCTCTTCTTCTTTTTCTTTCTCTTCTGGCTCTCCCTCTTTCTTTTCAAGAACATTTTCACTAGGAGCTTCATTAAGACGTTTTCGAAGAGAATCAATAATCTTATCCTTGTCAGGTTCCCCCTCTTCTTCCTCGTCAGTATTCTCCTCAAGAGCTTCTTCTTTATCTCCTTTCTCAGACGCTTCTTCTTTATCTTCTGGTTCTTCTTCCTCATCAATTAGATTATTAGGCGTAGGATCACCTAATGCACTGAGCATTTTCTCTATTTCCTCTATTTCCTTATTTATCTCTGCCATAATCACTTTCCCCTTTATTTAGTTTGTTTAATCATTCAACAATCTTTTTATCTCCCTTCTTAGTTTCTAAGAAACTTAAGAATACATCAGGGAGACTTAACATATAATCTACTGCCTTCAATCTACCATTAAGATCTCCCATGTGTAGTAAGACAGATGCTGTTGAGGGATTATTCCCCTCAGCATCATCAACGATAGACTGCATCTCCCTATTAAATCCCTCTTTCCATGCTTGAAGTTCTTCAACCATATCAGCCCAGAGAATAGATTCTTTGAACTCCTCGAGAGCTTCCTTACTTACTCTGACTTGAATCTCTTCCATCTTTAAACTCCTGTAGGAATCATGTTTCCGGCCTTGACTTCTCTCATCACTTGATCATCCGGCATAGTTGTTGCTTGGATCCTATTCACATTCCGTCTAAAGTCCTCAACATTCTTTGCTCCAAGTTGTTGCGCAATATAAGTGAATATCCTAACAACATCAAACTGTTGAGATAATTCAGGAGATGTTCCTATAGTTTTGAACAGCTCCATCCAATTTTGAGAGAAATTACCACCAGGGATTGAGCCATCCTTTACAACTAAGTCGTAGTTTATTGCTAAGTCTGAGGGACTTACTCTCCCTCTCGTCTTACCATTAGTAAAGTTTGCCATCAGTTGCTCAGCATACCTACCCTCTACATTTATATAAGCTTCCTGAGTCATATACTGTTGACAGTGGACAGCAAACTGAGTCCCTATATCCTGCATAAATTGCATGCCTATGATCATGGCAAGCCGTTGCAACCTCGAAACTGCTGAACTTCTTGTACCGCTAAACTCAGCTCCAGTCAATCGCTCAGGACCACTTTGCCGAAGAGATCCACTCATAGACTGATCAGCTCCAGAGATTCTATCCATCCACTGGGTAATATACCCAGAGTCAGCAATATTAGCTCTTGTAATGTCTGTGATTTGAAGCTGCTGAACAACTTTATCAACACCTCTTCCCCAGGCAGGCCTTCTTAATCTAATCAATTTGCCAGGTTGAGGGTCTTTCAAGTCATTGATGTTGACTAGATAGGGATCAACTATCAACATATCGTTGATGGCTTTTCGTACATTAGTTACATGACTATTAAATAGGAAATCTAGGGTATGTTGTAGACCATACAACACTTCGATGCGCCCAATAGGGGTAATCGAATAGCCATCATATTCTGGACTAGCTACAGCCATCGGATACTGTCCATGATTATGATCTGCTTTTTCACAAGCTATAATCACATCATCTCCAGCCAGTTCAAAGTACCATTTCTCAGGGACTTCACTCTTAGATAACTTCCACTCTTTTGGAATAAGCGTAATATACATATGAATTATATCTACTGGTGAAACAGTTCCTGAAATTGCCTTATGCATATCAGTAGATCCACCATGCCTAGTTTGACGATCACTCTCATCAAGTGCGAATGTTGATCTTTTATTAGCTTTGTTCCTCAAATACTTTACGTTGAAAAGACCTGAGTCAGACTGTCCTTCTTTACTCAACAAGTTCATGTAATTGTCTCTGTCAACCCAACCCAAGAATTCACCTTTCTGAATATTGTCACTAGAGACAGATGGGTCAGGCAACCACATATAGGGATCTATACTAGATAGAGCGTTCCCTTCAAAGAGTAATGAAGGGACAAACTGATTTATGTTTTGAGTTTCAGTTCCTAAAGCCGATTCCGTAGTTACAGATGCCTTAATTACTCTCTTCCCATACTGACGTCTCCATTCTGGAATGCCAATTCCTACGCCGTACCCAAGAGAGTCACGTAGTACAGTATGAATAGCTAAAGGAACTTTATTCTTAATACAGTGAAGTCTAATAACCAACTCCATTAACATCGCACCTACAGTATCATCATCTTCAACGCCCTCATACTGAAACATAGGGTCTTGAAAGAAAGCCATTGATAAGTAAGTTAATAGTGCTTCAAGCATTGAATAACTATAGGGAAAGACAATGCTTACAGGTTTGGAAGGGTCCTTTGATTTTAGTTCTTCTTCTTTTTCTTTCAAAGGCATGTAGGTAGTTAGGGTCTTATCAATCTCACGCCAAGAGGAAAAGCGTTTGGAGATTTCAAGTCTTGATGTATTAGCTCGCTCCCAGATCTTAGATCGAAGTTTCTTATGTAAGACACTATCAGGACGGAGATCTAGACCAGCAGGATACTTATAATTAAGGTCCTTCTTGTAAGTACTATCTTTCCAACCTGTTGGTTCTCCCATAACGATGTAGGGCATAGTATATTCCTTATCTTACCGCTTGAAACTGTCTAGTTTAGATTCCATACGCAAAAGTGTCTCCCTAATAATAGACATATCTCGGTAATATAATTCCTTATCTAGTTTATCTGTCTGTAACTTTTCTATTTTCGCCATAGATGTCTGAACCCCTAATCGTGTGTCAGCTACGATTAAACTCGTAGCTGCAAAGACAATAACAAGCAGTATCGTCAACAGTGTTTTTATTGTTACGTAATTGCTTTTTTCCTCATCATTATCAGATATCAACGAGTCCTTCATTATAGTCATTAAGCAGTCCTCCAATTATCCATAGTTTTCTCATACTGAATATCTTTATATTCCGCTTCATCATCTTTAAGATCATCAGAAGGACTAAAATACCTCTCACCAAGTTCAAGCATTTCAATGAGATAAGCTTCAGCATCCATTAGATCCCAGAGAGCTGAACGAGGAAACATTAACAGTTGTTGCTCAAGCTTCTTTATTCCAGCACAAGAGGCATTATGATAGATGTAGCCACCCCTATAATAAGGTACAAGCTCTTTCACTCGATGCTCTTTCTTCATTCCACCCCTGGCTTTGAGCCAGATTAGTTCGTAGAAAGTCCCACGCTTGAACATCTCATTTTTGATAGGCTGTTTAATAAATTCATTAAGGGATGTTTCCTCAATCCCTAGTACTTTTGCACCTAACCTCTGAGCCATACCAAACATAGCATTGTAGATTTCATCTGGATACATTTTTTCAGATATAATATCTCTAATATAGATCTTTGCACTTGCTAAATCAATACCTATTCCTACAATAGCTGACTCAGCAGAGTGAATCTTGACTGTTTTGGCAGGGTCAAGAATGACTACTGTTTCTATATTGTTGTTTTGCTGAACTTCCGAGTCGAAAGTCTCTATATCACCCTCTCTTCTAGGATTCCCATAAGGTATATTATAATAATGAAAGTAATCAGTTCTGAATGCTGCGTCTTTTGTTGAGATTGGGAGATTTCGAAGCTCACGGAAGAAGACATCTGTTTGTCCAGCTGTCACATGCTGTTCCCACTCCTTCTTAATATCCTCATCAGAGATAAATCCAGGGGCTGTTGATTTGAAGTTATCATCACAAGCTTCTAGTCGTATAGAGGCCCAGTCTGGTGAGTTCATTAACTTTTGTAATACAGAATCTTCGTGCTTTAGAGTGTCAATATAGACAATTTTCCAGTCTTTTGCTAGTGGTCCTATACGAGGGACAGCTTTGATTACATCCGCATAGAGCCACTCGTATTGCTTCTTCCTATAATCATCATTAGTTACCTGCTCAGGATCTTCTAAATCATCTATGATAATTAAACCTGGACGCTCATTTTTGAAGAGTACTCCACGTACTTGTTGTCCAGCTCCGCGTGGCCATACTAATGTATTAAAAGCGACCCAAGCTTTCTTACTAAACACCTCATCAAATTCAGCTTTATTAGGTTCTCTCTGTTTGAAGGAGCCGAAGAAGGCCCTTATTTCTTTGTTAGTTACAAGTTCACGTCTAAGATTTTCAGTCTGTAGAGAGGCAGCATCATGACTTTTATTTATATATACAATGAAACCTGTGTAATGGAATAGAATCCACCTAGCCATGAGAGCCAAAGCAACAATGGAGGTCTTACCATAGCCACGAGGAGCGGCAATAGCAACCCTTTGTTCAGGTCCATCTATTAGATCAAAGATCTTCCCATGAACACCTTCAGCAAAAGGCATGTAGAAGCGATCTGGGAAGAAAGTGAGCGCAGTCATGCGAGTGCTGAGAGCACATTTGGAAAGAATTATTTCAAGTTCTTTATCCATTTTATAGTCC